TACTCGCTTGTTCCTGCATTCCACTCCAAAGTTAGTATCTCTCTTGTAGAGTCGTTCTGTGGTTCTGTTTCACCACTATCCCATATAACAGCTTTGAACTGTCCAGTAGTAGGAAATGTCTCTGTTGTTGTTATTGTGAGGGAAGTTCCTGCTTCTAAGTTCAAGTTAATGTTCCTTTTGCGAAATTTTTGTATTTCATAAATTAATATACTAATTTATTACTGTTAACCTTTTTTTATCTATTGTCTTATTTTAATTACTGCCCAGAATTATTTCCGGACAGGATATCAAAACAAGAACTATACATTCGTTTGTTGTATTTTGATCGTAAATTCAATCTTATCGTTCTCCTCAAGAGCTACTCCGGTAAATCCTCCTTTTACCACGAGATCTCCATCATTTGCCTTTGTATCGGTAAATAATCCAGCATTATCAACTGTTTTAGTACCATCTGCTGTCATCTCTCCAACTACCTGATAAGTATCATTATCTTTAGTGGTAGTTACAACACTTTTTGTTCCAGATACTCTATTTTCTGATGCTTCTGTGTTAAGTGTAGTATCTGTTTCAGTAACAGTAGTTCCTCCAGTTCCCCATCCTATGTGAACAGGCCCGGAAGTATTTAGTGCTGCGATCATAACTTCTTTTCCTTTATCAACTAATGTAGCCATATTTTTGCTTATTTATATTTAGTAATTCGACCTAAACTAATTTTTGTTTTTTCTCCCATCTTCCTGTCCATGGCAATCCTTTTTTTAGTCCCCATCTCCATAAGAAGTTAGGCATCCATCTGTATTTTTTTTTCTTTGCTCTGAATACCCTTCCCTCTATTGTTAGTTTTGCTCCTGCCGGAACTTGTATGGCCATAGTTAGAATTTTGGTTTCTCATTTTTTTTACCGACCTTTTTCCTTGTACCTTTTTCTTTCGGTTTAACTGTCTTTTTCAAATCTTCCTTCTCTTTTTTCTTTAATTCCTTTAGCTCTTTTTCAAGTCTTTCTCTTCTCTCTTCTGTGGTTTCTGTTTTTTCAATTGCTTTCTCTACCGCATCTTCATCTATTTTTACAAAGACCCCTCTTCCTTGCATTCTTACACATCCAGTGTCTTTGTCAAGAAATTCTATTTCCTTTGGATCTTCTGTTTCATAAAAATTGTCCTGAAAAACTATCTTGTGTCCGGGAACAACTACTCTCCTCCCTTCCACCTCTTTTACATAAGAACTCTTCATGTTGATTTTTAGCTCTTTTGCTTTTGATCTATATCTTGGCATGTTTTTGTTGTTAGTTTTTTAATGTTTGGTTGAATGCCACCCTGGCGATTGGGCAAAGCAGGGTGACCACTAAGCCCAATCATCCAACCTTTAGAGGTCCGACTTAGATGCAACAGCGTGTGTTTCTTCCAATTGTATTTGGAGTCCGCACTCTGTAAGATACTCTTCTTTCTTAGAGTCTTCATCGTTTGCCTGACGATCTGTAAGGAGCTTGGTATCTCTGTTTTGGAGATACTTATAGGTAAGGTTCTCCATGTCAAGCACGACACAATAATCTCCATAAGGGGTTCCCTTAAGAAGATCATGCTTAATCATATTGAGAGTTCCATGAGCGCTCACATACTTAAGGATAGTAATACCGTATGACTTTTCAGATTCCACTTTAGTCACTAGATTTTTTGCCCATCCATTTATCATGGTGACAAAAGCTGGTGACATCAATGCGTACTTCTCGGTATTACCGTTCTTGAACGCATCTTCTAGGAATTCTTCAAAGTCTGATTCACTATTAACATTTGCCTCTGTATGAGTAGAGATAGCATTAAGCACTCCTTCGGTATATCTGATCGGATGTGTTCCGGTCGTATCTTTTTGTTTTTTACCGAAGAGAAAAGCTGTTTCGATCTCTCTGGCATGCTCAATCGCCTTCTTTCTCCTTTGATAATCAAGGTCATTTTCCTTGATCATTGTTTCGGTTTGTTTGGATGTTTCAGTTACACCAAAAGGAGTTCTAAAGATTTGACAGTACCCTACCTTTTCTTCAGGTGCAGTACCTTTAATAGTCCTTAGAGTTGCCCCTTCTTCATTGGCATTACCAATAATCCAAATAGGTTCATCGGATAAATCCTGTGAACCAGTTTCTCCACCGAGTTCTTTTGTGACGGTAAGAGTTTCTCCAGAAACCGCAGTAACTTTGAAATTATATTTCTTCCCAGGAAGTGTAACGATATCTCCTACGGAGAACTTATTACCTTCATTGGAACTTGTAAGATCAAAACTTACTGCGTCGCTAATATCTTTACCTGTTTGACCAGAAGCAATGGTAGATTCCTTTGATTGAAAAGAATCTTCAAACCATTTGAACTCTGAGTCAGTAGTCGCCTCCTTTTTGAACGCTTTACCTTTCTTGCTAACAGGATCTTTTCCAGCGTTAGTAAGAATTGCAAGCAAGGGATAACGATCTACATCAAGTAAGGAGATTACATCGGCCATGTCGTATTTACGAGCTGATCTGTTTCCAACATCTCTTACGCCTGTAGTATAGTTTTCGGGCATGTTAGTAAATACTTAAGACTTTGTAATCAGAAAGTTCGACATACTTTCTGGCAACACTTTTAGATTGTCCTTCTGGTTATCCCTTAACGGGCCTTCGGGGTCAGGGCAGGTTTCGCTCCGCCCAGTTTGCTATAAACCTTTTAATCCTCCAGGTCCTTGACCAGCACTCAAAATTCCTTTCTTTACTCTTTCTTCCTCTGAATCATTCTTTCCGGGTGTTGTTGGTTGTGTCTTTTCTACTGGTCTTGGTTTCTGTTTTGGTTTTTCTTGTTGTTTTACTGGTTCTTTTTTTTCTTCTCTTTGCTGTGTTCCTATTCCTCCCATTGCTCTATTTGCTTTTTCTACTGCTTGCCTTAGTCCGATATCTTCTCCTCTGGATTTTCCAGCTGATACAATATCTATAACTAATTCTTTGAAAGCATTTGCTCTTTCTGAACTCTCTCTAAGAATAGGAAAATCTTTTGATACTGTTGCTACTTCACTTTGAATGTTCTGCCTCATTGATCTATCTCTATTCATTACTGCCTCTGCCATTTCTCTTTGCTTTTCAATCATCATCTTTCCGTATGCTTTGGGATCCATCTTTGTATAATCTGTTTCGTCTATCTCTTTATTTATTTTTTTAATGATCTCTTCCATTTCAGATTGTGCTTTTCTTCCTTTCTCTGTGTCTCCTTTTGCATAATGCTCTTGTGCCTCCTTTGCCTTTTCTTCTGCTTCACTTTTTTGTTTTGTAGATGCTTGTCCCATCTTTTTTTCTAGCTCCATATAGGATTTCGCTATCTCTTCTGCTGACTTTCCTCTAAACTTTTCCGGTATTTCGCTTCCTTCTTCTTCTGTTTCATCTACTTGATTTTCTTTTTGTTCCTCTTCTTCTTGAGAAGGTTCCTCTGGGAGGATATCTTCTTTTTGTGGTTCGGCCTCTTGGTTGAGGTTATCGAATTCGTTATTCATGTTTTTTTATTTTAATATACTAAGTAATCTACTTATAAATGATCCTACAGCTTCGCTTCCTTTTTCCCATGCTGTCCCGGGTAATTCAAAGAGAGCATCTCTCATCTCTACTTCTCTTTGGATGTGTGGTAACTCTCTTTCAATCCTTGCTGTTTCTTCAAAAGGATCTACTCTGGGAGGTGCTGGCTCTCCTTCTATTGGCCAAGGATCGTGTTGTGGTCCTCCTCCTGATTGATATGTCCCCCTTCTCGGAGTGTTGTAATGTCTTGGCATTTTTTTATTCCTATTCCACTCGCCCCTTAATATCATCTGCTATTGAAAGCGCTTGGTCATAGGAGTTAATTCTTTCTACTAATGTTACATACTCTGCTCCGATATCTTGAAGGGTTCGACCTTCCCTTTTGATGTTTCGGAGATCTATTATTGCCCTCTCTCTTCTCTCTTTCAATTCTCTTGTAAAGAGATTCCATCCCTCCATTTTCTGCATGTCTTGTATGGCAATAAAATCTTCGTGCATGTTTTTTTATTCTTCATCTTCATCATCTTCCTCCTCCTCTTCTTCTAATCCTTCAAGATCTAGTCCTTCGTCATCTCCAAGTCCTCCCATTACATCTTCTTCAGCTGTTTTCATATCCTGAAGAGCTTTGATCGCTAAATCAATTTTCTCTTCTCTCCCAGCCTCTGGACTATCCATTAAAGCTGTTTCAATACTTGTTGTCATTTCACTTACAACAGGATCAGCTGGTGTGGTAGCTTCCACTGGATCCGTTACTGGTTCCATTCCTGGATCCGGCATTGGTTCCGTTGGTGCTGGTCCTCCCATAGCGCCTCCCATTGGTTCTTGTAGTGGTGCTGTTCCTCCAACTCCCATTTCCTCTCTTAAAGGTTCTTCTTCTGGAAATCTTCTAGGCATAAATTTATTTAGTTAGTTTTTTATAATCGACCTATTACTCAGTTATTGGCATTGGAATAATCCAATTTGTAAGTAGTCCTGTTACATAAACAGATGCTACATCTTCTCCGGCACTTCCACCTGGAGAATCTACTTCGTTTGGTGTTACAACAGCTCTAAGATATCTTTTAGATCTCCTTACTTGGAATCTTGCTTGATTATCTTCAGCTATTGTTTTCTCTTCTCCTCCTTCTGCAACTGTAGGACTGCTAAAACCTGAATCGTTGTCCTCTTCAATTTTAACTTTAACTCCAGTGACATCATCTCCACACTCTGCTACTCCTGCTTCGATGTATGCGCTGTCATAATGATACCCTTGACTATCTGATTCATAAGTATCTACAGCTGATCCGTTCTTTACCGCACTTATTTCCTCTAAGGGAACAAATGCAGTTGGTTTTACCATGTGTCTTAAATCTCTAGCCATATTTTTATTTTTAATTATTTATTAAACCTTTTCATCAACCTTTCTAATATGTTTGGCGATGGTTCTGTTACCCCTGTTGTTGCTCCCGGCATCATCGCCTCTTCCGGTGGCAAAATTGGTTCTTTTTCAGGGATGCTTTGTTGTAAATCTGTTACTGGTGGCTCCATCATCATTGGTGCTTCTTGTGGTGTTCCTCCTGGAGGCATTCCCATAAGAGCTTCTTCCATTCCTGGAGCCGGTGCTTGTTCTGCTTGTGGTTCTTGTTGTGGCTGAGGTTCTTCCGGTTCTTCTACTAAAAGATCTATATACTCCTCATAGCCCATCTTCTCTAGTATTAACTTCTCCATTTCTGCTTTTCTTTTCTTCCACTTATACATTGCTTGCTCATCGTTTGGATCTGGTTGTTGACTCATAACAAACATTTCGTGCAACTCTCTTGTTTCTGCTACCTCTTGTTCCGGGGTTTTCTCCCTTTTAGGTATTATATCTACCTTAGCGTCAATGTAAACCTCTTTGTCTTGTTCTGTAAACTCATCAAACTNGAAGTCCTCCCCTACAATTCTAAATGCTTTATCTTCGTGTAAGAACTCTTGGCTCATTTCAATCAACATATTTACCAGTTCTTCAAAGGCGTTCTCCATCNNTCTTACAAGCATTGAAAATCTGATATTGGTCTGCATTAAGAGTAATTCTACCTTACCCATCGGCTCTTGAGCTGNTTGTGGCATTCCTTGTGTGTACTCTGATAATGCCAATGATGTTTGTATTTCTCTTCTAAGTATCTCATCTTTGTCTATCCATTGATTACTTATATCTGGTGGCCTTTCTATAATTACATCGTCTGTGCTATCCATCATCCACATTGCTCCGGGTGCTGTCTTAAAGTCTGAATTTTTATATCCTTTGTTTCTCTTTATTTTTCTTATCGGATCTAGATTATATATTATATTATCCATCGCTTGGTTTCTGCTATCTGCTATCTCACAAATTGTTGTTTCAATCGGTTCAAGTATCGGCATAGCATGAAATTCCCAAGGCATTGCAATACATGCAAGATCTATAAAAGTGTTTCCTGGATTTCTTTTTTCATTTATATCTTTATAAGGATTATCTTCTTTTCTCAATACTTCTGTTCTGTTTCCTATTGTAACTAATTCTTGTTTGACAAAATCGTAACACTCTAAAATTTCTATTCCCTTGTATTCTTCGGAACTCCTTTTTCCTTCTCCAGAACCTGCGTCTGTTGACGAGTCTCTTTTTACTCCGTCATCGATCTGTCCCATCTTCAGAGTTGTTACATCATCTCTATCTCTTCTGGGATCTTTTTCTACTGATTCATTCTCTAATCTATTAAGAGCTTCTTTGTCATATAACCTTCCACTCTCTCCTTTGCTTTCATCTTTTTCGTGTTCCTTTTTCTCTTTCTCTATGTCTTCAATTGGTTCTCCTGCCTCTACTCTTGATTCAAACTCTTCTTCTTTTTCTTTATTCAACCTTTCTCTTTCCTCATCTTCTCTTTCTTGTTCTTCTTTCTCTATGATTTCCTTTTCTTTCCAACTTTGTTTTATTATCCACCTTGCTCCATTTAATCCTCTTTTTGCTTGAGGATCTGCATAAGTTAACCAGTTATCACAAATCTCTAGTTCCGGGCCTTCTCCTTCCCATGTTACTTGTGCTATTCCGTTCCCATATTTTAGTTGCGCATCAATCCAATCCATCTTCTTGTCATGAAAATCCATTGATTGAAAATAGTACTCAATCAAATTATCCCACTTCTTTAGAGTGGGATTGTTTACATCTTCTTTTTTAGTTGGGAGTATTCTTACATTTACTTTAGANGCTGCGAGTCTTGGTTTTATTGTTTCTATAACCTCAAAGCCAATAGGTGGCATTANGTTTGTTTTATAGCCATAGTTTCCATTCCATCCTCTATAAGCTCTGTATAGCTTATACATTCTAAGGTTTCTGGCATCGTAAGGTTGCCGGAACTCTTCTGCTTCCGTAAAACGCGTACTCCACACCTCTGCTGTGGTTTCCTCTGACTTCTCTAAATCCTTTTCATCTTGTAGTACAGTTTCTTTTGACTCGTCTTTAGCCATTAGTTTAGTATATTATTTTATAAGCCTGTGTCAAGCCCCTCGGACTTTTCTTTTTTAACAAGTGCTATTTTATAATAACATAAAGCATGTAAATAATCATCTTTTCCGGTGCTTACCCATTCTCTTTTTTCTATTCCTACTCTATCCGGTGTCATTCTAGCATAACAAAACCCTAAATGTCTTATCAATGCTTGTAGGTTTTCATTTGTTCTTTCATAAAAGAATCTAATGTTTCCTTTCTTAAGATCTTCTAATAATAAATCAATCAATCTATTTCTATCACTCAATACTTTTATATCTTCATTCTCTCCTGTTTTCTGACTAAATGGTTTGTCCTCTTGGAATCTTATTACTTTTATTTTCTTGGGATCTTCCTTGTACCAATTAACCCATATCTTTCCGGGATGTTTTCTAGCAAACCGTATTACATCGTTTGGCATAAATCCTCCGTCTATCACTCCGTATCTCACATCAAAGATTTTCATTATCTCTTCCAATCTATCCCATTTGCTTTTCCCTTCTCTTCCTTCTGTTTCGATATACTCCTCATTATCTTTTAATACTAGAATTGCATACACTCCTTGTTCATTTCCTATTATAACATAAAGCTCTCTTAATTGCACATCTACTCCCATCACTGAATTAACTTCTGTGTGATCGTGTCTTACTAAATTCTTATATATCAGACTTGCTGGGATCTGACTCTCTGCTGATACAAATGGAAGCCCTAGTTTGTGATTATAAAAGTACTCTAGTGTTAGCTCATTTAATCCTCTCTCGCACTCATCATAAGTTTTAATCATATTCTCTGGACTTATCCAAGGTGCTATCATTTGGCTTATCCAGTATCCGGTTATCTCTCTTCCGGGGAACCTTTCAACCCACCTTCCATTTCTTATATCTTTATCCCTTAATTCTTTCCCACACTTTGAACAGATATACTTTCCTTTCTCCATGTCTATATTCTCTGGCCATTGCATGTGCTGTTCGTGTTTGCAATTAAAGCAATTAAACCTCCAATGATTCTGTGTTGATCCTTCCCATACCATGTCAATTCCGAATCCAGGAACCGTTGGTGTTGATATCCATCTCTCCATTCCTAATGAGCTTGCTCCTTCTAGTCTTGATGAATAGTTTGCTATCTCTGTTATATCACTTCTATCTACCTCATCGTAGGTTTGGCCGCACCAGAGAAGAGAATTCTTTTTATCTCTAACCAACACTATATTGTTCTTTACCGTAGGACAATATACTTTCTTCTTTCCCTTTTCTAAAACAACCTCTCCGCCTTTCTTTCTTTTTTTATACCTGTTAAATACTGCAAACTTATATCTTTTATCCCCTACTCTATAGATTGTTTTTCCTCTTGTCTTTGTCTTTGTTATTCTGGAATTAACTCCAATCATTAACCATGCTATCTGTATTGTATCTGCTAATTCTTTTGAGATAGTGTTTAGATATCCGTATTTTTCATTATCTCTTTTAGATGCATCTCCCCAGTATAATCTTTCCAATAAGTAGATCAGGTTTTCTTTGTCGTGTAATAACTCATAAGGTATATATTTTTTATCTGAATGTCCTAGTCTTTCTAGATATATTGCTAATGCCCAATCAACGAAATAGAATACACGACCATCATACCTCCATTTCACATTCATTTCATCCAATACTTTTTCTATATCCTTAACATGTTCTTCTTTCTTCCTCTGTGATATAGCAATAGATCCTTTAAGTTTTTCATTCACCTTCACTACACTTCCTTCTGACAGATACCATCCCATAAATTTATAGAATACTTTTCTATCATACTCAGAAAAATAATGATATTCTTTCTCTTTTAATAAAGAACTGCCTTGTTGTCTTTTAACTATCTTTTCTTTTATTTTTATATTTCCTGTTGTTCTAAATTCAAACTCTCCGGCATCAATACCAAACTTGAATGCTTTCTCTTTCAGTAGTTCATCAGCTCTTTTGACTTCATACCCTTGCTTTCTATAATACGGTGCAACAAACATTCTATGATTCCTTGTTACCCCTAGATCATAGTAACCAGACTTAAACCTTACAATCTCATCTACTTCTCCTTCCGTTAGTTCTGTTGGTTGATGGATCTCTACCTTTTTCGTTTCCTGGTTTAGTGTATATAAATTATCTTCTAAGGAAATATCCTCTACCTTCTTAAATCCTTTTGTTGTTAATATCTCTGTTCCTTCCTCATAACAATTCCTGTCCGAGGATAGCATGAATGTTTCTCTCTTACTAACTGTTCCCTTAAAATATACAAATGATTTTCCAAACTGCTTCTGGCTAACTGCATCTACTTCCTTCTCTGGGATATCTTTTTTTATTATAGGATTTGCTCTTATCAGTTGATTAACCTTGTCCGGTACAAATACTCCTACATCATGAGCAGTTGGTAGTGTATGAATCTGGTTTATTCCCCAATGTTTCGCTGCATGGATTTCAGTTAGTACTGCCCAAATAGATATCCCTACCTGTGATGGTTTTATGATTGCTATCTTATCACTATCATCTCTGTATATTTCTTCTAAAAAAAAGTGATTGCTATTCTTGTGAACCTCTATCGGTATTCCTTTTTCATTCTTTATTTTTTCTTCTTTAATCCATACTAACGGACTTATGCTTTTAGGATTTTCATTCTTCATATTTCATAAGCGTTTCATAGTAAGCATCTGCCGCTCTTCTCTGTGCTTTGGTTGGTACTTTTTGTTCTCTAGTTTCTATTGATCCGGAATGCTCAAGTGCTTGTGGTGCTTTTCCTAATGTTCTATCAAGCCATTCTTTTGCCGCACTAACATTCTTTCTGTAATATGCTTCTTGAAATAATAGTTCAAGCATTGCCAGCAATCTCTCTTTCTTTTCAATTGTCGTTTTTCCTTTTTGGCTAACTCTTTTAATATCTATTAGTTCTGTCTTGTGATCATCTATCTTTTCTTTTAATCCTTTAATAACTAATAGCTCTTCTTTTTTCTTTCTTCCTGATCCTGGTCTCCTTCCTCCATTCTTTTTTCTACCTTTTTTCAGTTTTTCACTTTTCTTTTCACTCATGTTTTTAAGCATTGGGCCTCCCTATAAGTAGGTTATCCTTTGCTTGGTTAATTTTCATATTTACTTTTGTTAGGAAATTTACTTTCCATAAAATCCTTAAACTCTTTTGTTTTTTCTACTTCGTCTATTGTTGATAAGATATCCCTATCGTAATCTTTATATTTTTTTGTTTTGTAATCTTCTACTCTTTCTGCTTCCGGACAATATATATTTCCATAAAGTGTTTTGATTAAATACTTTCCGGAGGATATCTTATATTTCTTTTCAAGATCTAACACATTCTGCTTGTTCATTTCAAATGGAGTGTGCACTGAGTAATCTATTGTTCTTCTTCCTAATAGTTCTTTTGTTTTTATTGCTGCTTGCCAGTGTTCATTGAGTGGCATTCCTTTTATTTTTCTTTCTTTTATATTCTTTCTTAGCATTCCTTTGTGCGCTGGGTGGATTATACACTTCTTCATTATAAAAGTATCATCGTCTAATAGTATAAAATTCTTTGATATCTTTTTGTTCTTTGCTACTGCTATAATTTTCCTTGCTACATTTTTTATTCTTTCTCCTTTCTTGTCTTTTCTTTTTATAAATATATCTGGTTTTATTCCTTTTATCTTTTCTCCTACAATAATTAACTTGTTAAATTCTAGGTTCTTTACTGCGCTTCTTATAACATACTTAATTGCTGGAGAGTTTCCGTCTGTCATTATAACTAAGTCTATGTCTCTGTATTCTCCTTTCTTATAACATCCTCTTTTTGTTCCGGAATGGTGTTTTGAGAACGAACTTTCTGTTGAGAAATCTCTATCTTTATCGTATAGCTTCATCTTTTCGTTTTCTAATCCATATTTTTTTATCATCTTTCCCATAAAAACATTTCCGGTTGTATCTACTGCTTCTCCTAGATCTTTTGGTTTTAGTTTTCCTAGCTCTTCTATTAACTTCCCTACAAATTTATTTCCTTTCGTACAAGCACCTACTGGTGCTGTGTTTATTGGATCATATCTATTCCATCTAATCTTTTCTATTCCCTCTGGCACTCCTTCCGGGAATCTTTCTTCTATTTCTTTTCTTTTATCTGTGTATAGATGTCCTGTGTTTACTAAATAAATTTCAAAATCATCTCCCATTATTTCATCTATTGGCTTTATACATTCCGAGTCTGCTCCGGGCATATAACCTCCGTACTTATATAAAATCTCGTAGCGTACAATGTCTGCTATCACATGCCAAGCGAATGCTGTTGCTTTATCTCCTACAAACCTTGCTCCTTGAGCTGATATAAATAAATCTCTGCCATCTTCTGCTTTTCCTTTTACATCTCTATTATATTTTTTAATGTACTCATCTATCATCCATTGGTTTTTCCATCTTCTTCCAAATACTTTTTTGTTGTCCCATAATATATATTCCCATTCTGGATTTTTTTCTCTCCATGTTGCCATCCATTTTTGAGGCATTGGTAATGGTCCAATCCACACCTGATGAAGTCGCTTTGGTATCTGTTTCATCATCGTCTTTCTAATACTTTTTCATCCTCTCTTTCTTTTTTGCTCTACAACCTCTACATCTTTTTGGTTTTACAAAGTCCTTCTCTTCATAAAACTTTTGGTCTTTCGCTGTAAAAGTAAATGGTTCTCCGCACTCTGAACATTCTAATTCTATGTCCTTATACGGCTCTTGTGAATATACCATGTTATTACTTATTATTTTTTTACTCCTCCTTTTCTTTTAGCATTTTTTCTAACTCCTTTAATCTACTTTCTTCTATCTTATATGTTTCTTCCATTTCTCGCAAGCGTTCTTCTACCGTTACATTCTT